AACGTCCCCGTCAACACAACCTCGGCCGGGATCGGCGCCGCCAATGCGGGCCTTGCCTCTACCGCCACGGCCGGCCAGGCCACCGTGCGCGGCGGCGCGAATCAGGGAATCGACGGCCTGATTTGTAAAACCGCCCAGGACACACCGACCTCCGGCTTTACCCAAGTCGAATTGCATTATCCCTGCATGAACGGACTCACCTAGCACCCGGCGACCGCCTTGGGAAAAATACAGGGCGGTCGCCCTTTTGAAAGGAAGTTAGCCATGCCCGAAATGGCCGATGAAACAGTGATGCGAGCCGCCGAGACTGCTACTCGCGGATTGGACCCGGAAGCGGACAAGCGCCTATGGGTAAAGTTCCGTTGGGATGCCGTCGAGGACAAGCAGAAATCCATGGAATTGGGCCGCCGCGTCTTCAAAGACGTCCCCTGGGTATGGATTGCGGTGCCGGGCGATAAGGACAACATCTATGACCAGCCCGCCTGGGTGGATGAATCCGATATGCCACATCCGATGGCTCACAACGCCCGCTTCCCGTTGCAGTGGGCGCGTTTTAAGGCCGGGAAAACCGACGAACATTTCTCCGGCACAATGCTGAGCGATTGGCCTGGCATTCTGCGCTCCCAAGTCGAAGAGCTCTCCTACCTTAAGGTGAAAACCGTAGAGCAATTGGCCTCAGTCTCTGATGGAAATCTCCAGAAGATGGGGCCTGGGTATTTGGCCCTACGACAGAAAGCCAGGGACTTTATCGAGCAAGCCAAAAACAATGCCCCGATGGAACGAATGCGGGCCGAGCTCGCCGAACGCGATAACAAAATCCAACTAATGGATGCACTGGTAAAGCAGCAATCCGAGCGCCTGGCCGCCCTGGAGAAGCTTAGCGTCAAAGAGCCAGAGAAAGTTGTTCGGAAGTAGCGCTCAAGGAGTTTCCTTAAGTGGGACTGCCCTTCGACACTGTCGGCGCCATCATCAACGATGCGGCGGTAGAGGTTGGGCTCGCCTCGGTAGCGGACCCCTTTGCCTCCACGGACCCGAATTTTGTCCAGTTGTCGCAGTTACTCAAAAGCCTAGGGCGAAACTTACGCCGAAAGCATCAATGGACGTTCCTCCAGCAGATTTACACCTTCAACACCGTCGCCAATATTGCCCAGTATGGCTTCCCGGTCGATTTCGGAAGCTTCATTGACCAAACCGGCTGGAACCGTACCAACCGCCTGCCACTTGGTGGACCGCTATCGCCGCAGGACTATGAGTACCTCAAGGCCTTGTTGGTGGGGATTGTCTTCAACACTCCGTTTCGATTCCAGCAACAGAATTTTGTTGTCTATCCAGACACAAAAACTCCGGCCAATTATGTCATCGCGTTCGAATACATTTCCCGTTGGTGGATAACGCCCACCGGCACCCAGGCGACTTCGGGCCCCTGGACTCCAACCACTACCTTCGCTAACGCCACCTATGTCTCCAATGGCGGACGCATCTACAAGTCCAAGACTCAGCCGGCCTGGCAAGCCCTCACGGCCTATTCGGTAGGCAATGCGGTTACGAATGGCGGGAATGTCTATGTTTGCACCACTGCCGGGACTTCGGCAGGAGCTGGCGGCCCCTCCGGTACCGGGGTTGGGATTGTGGATGGTACTTGCGTTTGGGCGTTCTCGGTCGCGGCCGGTAGCGGCGTCTCGGGAAACTATGGCCCCATTGGGCTAGGCCAAAGTTTCTCCAAACCAGCTTGGGCCCAATCCACCGGGTATTCGGTCGGCAATGCCGTCACCGCAAACTCAAATATCTACATTTGCACCGTGGCCGGAACCTCTTCCGCCAGCGGCACGGGGCCGTCCGGAACCGGGCTTAACATTACCGACGGCACCTGTACCTGGAATTTCTCCACCACTTCCGCGCTCTCCACGACAAGCGCCTTCGCTGACGGCTCATGTCTCTGGGACTTTATCGCAGTGGGTGGTGCGGACAAACCTGGCGCTAGCGCAGACATTGTCAATTTCGATTCCAACCTTTGCTCTCGGGCATTGAAGCTTGCCTTCCTCGCCGCCAAGGGGTTCGACACGACTGCGGCTCAGGCTGATTTCGACATGGCGCTGGAGCAGGCCATTGCCGACGACACCGCGGCGCCGATTCTCAACCTCAATCGGCAAATGTGGAACATGCCGCTCATTTCGGACCAGAATCTCCCCATTACAGGTTTTGGCTCCTAGATGCTCGCCACTGCTACCAAAAGGCGAGCTCCACCGGAAACAGTTCAGGCGCTCACGCTGCCGGCCCCCATGGGAGGCCTCAACACCATTGACTCCGCCACCGACACGCCCACCGGTGATTGCATTTCTCTCGTCAACCTGGTGGCGGACCAGCTTGGCCTGCGGGCCCGCTATGGATGGGCTGAATGGTGCACTGGCCTTAACGGGCTGGAGGTGCGGACCGAGCTAACATTCAAGGGGCCGTCCAAGAATGGCGGCGCCGACAGACTCTTTGCCTGCACGCCGACCGGCATCTGGGACGTCACTTCGTCCAGTCAGACTCCCACCCAGGTGGTGACGTTTCTCGACCCGTCCGGAGATGCCGGTTACGGCGTCGGCTACACCTACGTTACGCCCGCGGGCGCTCACTTCCTCGTCTATGCGGATGAGCAGAACGGCTATTACCTCTATAGCCAAAGCACCACCAGCTGGCAGAAGGTTGTCTCGGCCACTCAGACAATCTGGGCCCCCAGCGCCACCTACGTTGCTGGCCAATACGTTTCAAACGGCGGCGTCGTATTTCTCTGCACAACTGGAGGCGTATCGGTCGGCTCGGCCGCAACAGCCTGGGCCAACAGCACCGCTTATGTCATTGGCCAATACATCACCAACAACGGCAATGTTTATGTCTGCACCCAAAACGGGACATCTTCCGGCACCACCACCGGCCCCTCCGGAATCGGCACCGCTATTTCCGATGGTACGTGCGTTTGGAATTTCGCGGGCCCATCCGGCACCGGGACGGGCATTACCGACGGTACCTGTGTTTGGAGTTTCAACTATTCTGTAAGCGGGGTTGACCCGGCCCAGTTTTGTTACGTGTTGGCGTGGAAGAATCGCCTGTGGTTTGTTCAGCGCGACACCGCGCAGGCGTGGTTTTTGGGCATTGGCTCCATCGCTGGAGCGGCGACTCAGCAAAATTTCGGCTCTCAATTCAAACAGGGTGGTTTTCTCGTCGGACTGTGGAACTGGACGCTCGATGGTGGGCTTGGAATAGATAATTACCTCGTGGCAATTTCGGGGGCCGGCGATGTCGCCATCTACCAGGGCACGGACCCCACTACGGTTGGGACGTTTGGCCTGAAGGGCGTCTGGAATATTGGCGCTGTCCCGTATGGGCGGCGCATCGCAACAGAATTCGGCGGGGATTTGCTCATTCTCTCGGCGGTGGGGGCCATTCCGCTGACCCGCGTTGTCAACGGCAACTCTCTCTTTGACCCATCCCAGTACGAGACACGCAAAATCGCCAATCTCTTTAATCAATACTTTCAGCTCTACGGTGGTAATCGCGGCTGGGCCGTTCGTCTCAACCCACTTGACAACTCAGTTTTCATTCTTGTTCCGAGCGCGCCCGCCACCACTCAGCCCACCACCGTGCTGGTGATGTCTCTGGCACGACGAAGCTGGAGCATTTACCCAGACATCCCCATTTTTTCGGCCGAGTCCTTCAACGGAACGCTTTACTTCGGAACCAATGACGGCCGCGTCTGCACTCATAGCGGATACCTGGACGCCGTGTTGCTCTCCGCGCCAGGCGTCGGCAACAACATCACCTGGAGTCTCCTGACGGCGTTTCAAAACCTGGGCAGTCCCAAGAAGAAGCGGGTCCATCAGATTCGGCCGCACATTTTGGCTCAGACGCTCCAGCCCAACTATACGGCGCGCGCTCGTTTCGACTTCGACACCAGTGCGCTCGCGGCTGTCTCGGGAACTGGCGCGGCTTCCGGAAGCGTCTGGGACTCCGCCATTTGGGACCAAGCTGTCTGGCAGGGCGACTACTCCGAAACCGAACAGATTTCAGGCTCTACCGGAATGGGCGTGCATGTCGCGCTTGCCGTCAAGGGCAACGCCAACAGCAAGACTGTGCTGGCCGGTTTCGACATTGCGTTCGACGTAGGGGGTTTCTTTTGAGAGAGCGCTACAGCGTGCATCCAGTCCCGACCGAACACCTGGGTTGGATTGTCCAGCGGACCGGCTGCATTGTCACGAGCGACTTTCGAGCCATCGCGGCCCTGGACTCGGGCGGAATCATCCGCGGCATGGTGGCTTACTGCAATTGGACTCAAAACAGTGTCCAGATGCATGCGGCCATCGATACGCCCCCTGTCATCAGGGCCCTGGTGGTGGAGAATGACTGTCCCATTTTCCGCTACCCCTTCATTCAGGAGAAGCGCGGAGTTGTTATTGGCGTCGTGCGGGCCGGTAACGAGAAGGCGTTGCGAATCGACAAGCATTTGGGCTTCCGCGAGACACACCGAATCAAGGACGGGGCCAGTCCAGGCGAGGATTTGGTGCTGCTGGAGATGCGCCGGGAAGAGTGTCGCTGGCTCAAAAATGTCGACGGACAGAATACTCCTAAAACAGACAAATTTAGTCCGCCTCGTGAAGAAAGGATGACGCTCTAATGCCGACAATGCAACCCTGGGGGATGCCCAAGGGTACTCCAGCGGCGCCGCCATCCTCTTCCGGAGGCTCTAGGATGGATTTCGGCGGAGGTTCAGGCGGCTCCAAGAAGAGCCCCAGCGCGCCGCCAAACCTTTATGGCGCAGCCGAGACAATGAGCGACTTGCAGAACCAATACATCGGCCAGCAGACAATGCAGAACCGGCCGAACATTTCGACGCCATTTGCAACTGAGCAATGGGGTGTTGGCCCCGATGGCCGCCCTACCCTCACGACCGGCTTTTCCGGCCCTCTCGCGGGAGCAGCGACTGGCATTCAAAACCAAATCGCCGGCCAGGCTGGAACCCCACTGCCAACAGGCGAGGCCGGGCGTCAGGCAGCCTCTGACGCCGTTTACAACCAATATGCCTCTCGGCTCGACCCGCAGTGGAACCAACGCCAGAGCGCGCTTGAAAGCCAGATGGTCAACCAAGGCCTGGGGGACCCCTTCACTGGCAGCGGCAATGCAGGCGCCAGCGTGGCGGCGGGTGATTTCAACCGGGCTCGCAATGACGCCTACACCTCGGCAATGAGGGACGCGGCCGTCACCGGCATGGGCCAGCAGGCGCTTTCCTTCCAGCAGGACTTGGCCGGCCGAAACCTCCCATTCCAACAGCTGCAATCGCTTCAGGGCTTGACTCAGACACCCGGCTTCAATGCGGCTGGGCAATTCCAAGCCCCCAATTACCTTGGAGCCGCTGAGGCGATGGGTGGCTTTGGAGCGCAAAACTTTGCTGCGCAGCAGGCAAAGAAGGGCAACACGTTTGGGGGACTGGGGAGTCTGGGTGGCGGGATTGCTGGATTAATTGGGCGCGGTGGGTAGAGGACAACCATGAATCAAAACTTTCTTACACCCGAAATGCTGATGCTGATGCTGGCGTCTGCCCAGCAACGCCCTGAGCAATCCATGTCTGATTCGGAGATTGCGCAGCTCTCTGGAGCCGGAACCATTCCGGCGCGTCGTGACGACATCCAGCATCAATTGGCACTCGCGCAGGCACTACGCCAGCCGGGGCCTCAGTTCAGCGGTATTGGTGGTCTCTATGGAGCGCTGGGCAACATTCTTAATCAATACAGCGGCGGCCGAATGGAGAGGCGCGCGCAGGATGATTTGTCCAGACTCAATCAACAACAGGCAGACACCGGAATGATGTATGGGCGCCATGTCAGGGATGCCCAAAATCCACTTCAGTCCTTGATTCAAATGCTTCGGGGACCGTCTGGGCAAATGCAAGGCCTTTCCCCTCCCTGGCAGCCGCAAGGACAAAACCCCTACGGAATGGACAACATTTGAAATGCCTGACCCGTCCGACCTCATGGAGATGATGGGCATGCAGCCAGATGCTGCGATGCAGGCGCGCGCCCTCGCGGCTGCGCTGCGCGGCCAACAGACGCTTGGGCAATTGGGGATGCTCGCGGGACAGACTCCTGTGGGCCAGATGGGCGCGGCCATCGCCAAGCAGGCCGAGAGCGGCCAAGAGCGGTTGATGCAGGGGGCCCTGCATGGGCAAGAGTTGATGCAACGGTTGGCGGAAACGCGGGCCAATCGGCAGGCGCAGCAGCAATACCATGAAGAACAATTGACCCAGACGAATGCGTTAAGGAGGCTCGCATTAGCCCAACAGGGCAGCAAGGTTGCCATAGACCCGAACACGGGCAAGCCGTACCGGGTCTACCCGGGGGCTCCCGGAGCGGCACCTCCCAACGGCGGCCCAACACCGGGGACTTCGCCAGCAGCACAGCCGGGGGTTGATTCCAACGAAGCACCACCAATCCCACTGCCGAGCGGCAAGAATGGCGACAGACTCAATAAAGCCCTGAATCAGCTCAACACTGACCTGGACGCTTACAAGCGCGGCAGTGGCCTTCAGCAAATCGGCATGACTCAGAATCGCGCCGCAAAGCTTAAGGCATTAATTGTCGACCCGCAGACGGGACAGGTTAGAGAACAGATTACGCCGCAACAAATGTATGAAGTCACCTTGGCACTTCAGCAATTGGTGGCGACCGGACACGCCTCTGAACGCGAAGTCGAGGCACTCTTGCCCAAGAGCCTCCAGGGCGATGCGGTCC